TTATCCCTGCGAAGCGGTTCCGTTCTCGTTGACATCGACCAGAGCTCCACAATCCTTGCAAACCAGATGTGGATGGCTGCAGTGGTCATGCGCATAGCGCGCAACGGCGTCGGCAGAAATCACTTCCTTACCCAGGCCACACGCGATGATCGTCTTCAGCGTGCGATAAACAGTGCTGAAACCGATCAACAGATCATCTTCTTTGATCAGATACAGGAGCTCGTGCGCTGATATAGGTTCCGTCGTCTGCAAAAAGACTCGGAGGATCGTGCTGCGCTGTTTGGTACGTTTCATGCCAAGACGCCTGAGCTGCTGAGACAGCAAGTCCTCGGCGCGCTCGATTTCGCCTGGTGATACGACTCGCAGGGGGTTAGGATGCATTTTTCACCTTGCCGCTGCCAAGGCCTTGTTCGTATTCCTTTAACAGTTCCATCGCAGTCGAGAGAGGAACTTTAAGCCGGTCCGCTGCAGCGGCAATCATTTTCATGGCCTGTTTCTGTGTGCCGCGCTTGCCGGGTCTTTCGGGAAGTTGATTCTCGCGTCCACTTGCGCTGATCGCATTGACGGCGGTCCGGAGTGCAGGTAATCGCACGTGCGAATAGACCTTCCTGAGCATACGTGGTGAAACGTGACCCGCGATCTTGAGCACAAGGTGTTCGGGTTGAGTCTCAGCCAGCTTCGTCAGGGCGTGATGACGCAGATCATAGGGACGCAACCTGACTCCTGCGGCAGCGCACATCTCATTCCAGGCGGTCCGCGGCCAGAAACCATGCCGAGTCGGATCGAAGGTTCCCCTGCAGACACGGAACGGGATGAGGAAATGCTCGGGCTGTGTAGCTCCAATCTGTTGTGCTCTTTCGACCAAGGCTTTAGCTGCAGTCAGAGCTTCAGAATTGAGCGGAATCTCTCGAACGCGATTAACGTTCTTGACGTGCTCGTGCACGTGGATTCGTGCAGTCTCCGGATCGCTGGTGAAGACATCGGCTAGCCGCAGACCGCAGATCTCGGCTGGTCCGCTGGCTGTGTGCGCGGACAGCATCGCCGCCCAGTAAGCGACCGCCCAATTCGGATTGAGCGCGCCGGCCTCGAAGAGTCTGCGCTCCTCGTCCGAGGTCATCGCTCGCCCCGGGGATTCGCGCGGCAGCGGGACGGGCTGGTAAAAAGGCGCCACTGCAGCCCACTTTCGTATCCGCTTCAACATTTGTTGGATTACCGTGCATTCGTGATTGATGATGGAGGCGCCGGCGGTCTTATTTCGCTCTCTCTGATAAAGGCGGATCAAGTCGGGGTTCGCCAGTTTTTCAAGCTGAACATCGCCAAAGAACTTCACGATTGTGCCAAGGTAGTTGTGATAATCCTTTTGAGTCCTCGGAGACAGGAAAGGGCGTCGGGACCCTAGCCACGCCATGCCAGCTTTGGACAATGGCATCTTCGCAAGGATGCCGTACTCACTGATTTCTTCCGAGCGCTCTGCCTTGATGCTCCGGAGTTGTCTGCGGGAGAACGGAAACAGATCTGCCATGGTCATCCCTTCACGAGTCTTAGTTTTCTATGCACCGCTGTAGCGATCGGCTTTGCAATCGGGATTGGAGCACCAAGCCCAAATAGGGTTGAGGCTGTCCACTGCACAGAGCCAACTGGCGCGGGGGGAGTCGCTGGGGTGACTGGCGTTCTGGATATGCCGTCATTAGAGATAGCCCGAACGGCCTTTCTTTTCGCGTCCATGCGAATGTGCGAATAGCGCTTTTTCATCCGGGAAGAAACGGAGTGCCCAGCGAGGTTCTCAATCACCTCTTCTGAGATATTCGGGTTTTCCAAGAGCTTCGTGATCGTATTGTGGCGAAGGTCGTACACGCGGAGTTTTGCCAGGCGCGGATATTTCTTTGCGACTTCTTTGCGCAGCGCGTACCACGCGGTTCTCCAGCCGAGCACCGGCTTCGTGACGGCCGGAGAATCCCCTTGACGTGGGGCTCGTCCGGGAAGCAGGTAGTGATCCGGATCGATGGCTCCCAGCTTGACGGCCCGCGTATGAAGCTCCGACACTGCCCAAAACGCTTCATCACTGAGCGGGATATCTCGCACTCTAAATTCGTTCTTCGTCCCTTCCCGAATGTGTAGCACGCGGTTGCGTAGGTCAACATCCTTCAGCCGAAGGTTGCGGAGCTCCCCTGGGCCCGCGGTCGTATGATTGGTAATCAGGGACGTGCAATATGCGACTTTCCACCTCTGGGACCCATTCATCGCGAGGGTGAACAGGTACTGTTCTTCTTCCGGCAGAAGAGCGATCCCGGGCCCCGACTTTGGAACTTTGAGTTGCTTATATAGCTTTGCGATTGGTTCCCAGAGTCCAACCGCTCCGAGAATCTGACTGAGGCAGTTGATTTCGTGATTGATGAGACCCGGACCGGCGGTAACACGACTCGAGCGATAGGCGACGATGTCTGCTATGTGGATCTCTTCAAGTTTCATCGCTCCAAAAAAGGCGAGCAGCGGCTTTTTGTATTCGCCATAGCACTTGGCTGTTTTCGGTCCGATCTCCTGTTGCTTCTGCTCCCACCAAACCGGCCACACCTTGGCTAAAGTGTAGCTACCCATCTCTTCTGTTCGCATCATAAGCGAGCCTCGGTCAGTTCGAAATTCGGACTGTCCTGGCCACTGTTGATGTGTGCCTCGGCCCGGGAGAATTTCTCGGCCCATCGCCAACCCAGTAGCGTCTTCTCGTCGACGCCTACTATTCTGGCTAGTTCTGCTGGGGAACCACAGAAGTAGCGAATCTCCTGCGGCGGCACCAACGAGATTGGACGCCCGCTACGGTCTCGCTCATGACGAAGTGGACGCACCTTACGCTCAAGCACTCCCTGCGATCGGAGCACTTCTTCACACCAGTGTTGCACTCGGCGGCGGCTACGCTCGCCTTTCCAAGTCTTCACCACAAACACTTCGATCCGGCGTGAGCTCTTTTCGGCGACGCAGAATCCAAGAACGTAGTTCATCAGATCGCAGAGCTCCCGCGGTTCCAGAACGACATCATCCTCAAGTCTCATGTTTCAACCTCCCTGCTTTCCCTGCCTCACCAAACGCCATGTACAAGGTCGGCTCATTTGTGAAACGACGAATATTATTCCCATGCCTTCATCTTGTCGACCCCACTAAAGCGCCCTCTTGCCGCCAACTGATCGGGGTGAATGGCGCGCTCACACATAAAGCATCTCCGGACCGTTCTCAGGAATGCCAGCGCATAGGTTTTTGGCACGCCTGTGGAGCGCCCGGATAGCCGTTCCCGTGCTAACCCCTAACTCAGCGGAGATCGCACGCCAAGAAGTCCCGGAATCGCGGAGCTCTTTGACCTTGGAATCATCCACAGGCGTGCGAGGACGACCCAGCTTCTTCCCCTTGGCGCGTGCATTGCGCAAACCGGCCTTCACTCGTTCAACGATCAGGCTGCGCTCCAGTTCAGCAACCGCTCCTAACACCGTGAAAACCATCTTGCCGGTTGGCGTGCTAGTGTCCACGTTCTCCGAGAGCGAGACGAAATCGATTCCGAGCGCCTGAAACTGTTCGAGCACGCGGAGCAAATGAGAGACGCTTCTGGCGAATCGGTCGAACCGCCACACAACAACTGCGTCGAAGCGTCGTCGACTGGCGTCCGTCATCAATCGGTTTAGGTCAGGCCGGGAAGCTTTTGCTCCGGATACCCCGACATCGGTGTACACATCGGCGACCTGCCAGCCGCGGCGCTCGACGTACTCGCACAACTCACGGAGCTGAACTTCAGGGTCTTGCCCCTTGAAGTCGTGGCTGTGATTGTCGTGTTCGGCGCGAACCTTTCCACATTTTTCGCACTTGGCGGTGGACACTCGGGCGTAAAGTGCAACGCGAATGGAGTGGGAGTTCATCGCGACCCGCCCTTCACCCTGAAAACTTGGAGCACAAAGCAGTGAGAGCCAACGCGTCCTTCGGTTTCGAGGCGCCGTCTCATGGCTTGCGCCGACTCTGCGAACAGAAGAATTGTCTTCTGGTGCTTCCAGGGCTTGGTCCATCGCCTGCACGGTGCCTGAATGATGGCCGCGTACAAGGACACTGCGGTTGGTCCGCACTCGGGTTTGAGGGGTTTTGGTGGAGAAGGGAAAAACAGGACGTTCCGGTACGGATTGAGTACTGATCGAAATGCCTGCGGGGAGACTTCCGTCGTCGTTGCCATGGCCAACCATCCTTTCCTGAAGAGGATCCAGAGCAATAATCGGAAGGCGATCGCCTGACCACCTTCCGATCAGCACAGACGCTAGGCACTCGCAAACCGGCGAGCACATCGCACCTTAAGCTCATTGAAATCGCCACTCTCCCATTCAGGGGAGTAGTGCTGGTTCTCGGAGTAGGCGAGAACCGCCATGATGCCGGCAGCGATATCGAAAGCCCTGTCTCTGTCGAGGACTATGTTTCCCTTGCGCGTCAGTTTGGGAAGTCCGCTGATCAAGACGCGATTACGGGGGATGTGTTGGCGGGACTGCGATTGAGTGCTACTTTGGTTTACAGCCATTGTGCGCCTCCTTTGTAGGTGCATTTCGGTTAGGGCCGAGTGAGTGCTAGAACACTCGCTCAGCCCGTTTAATGTCCCAACAGTCTCACCTTACCCCCTAAGGTGTCAAGATAAATAATTGAACATTATATTTGCTTCACCTTACCCCCAATGGTAATCTGTGATTATGAAGAAGCCCCCGACACTTCGACTCACTGAGGTCCAAAAGAAAGTTGCTGCAGAACTGGGCCGCATTGGGGGGCAAACCCGGGCGAAGAATCTTACCGCAGACAAACGGCGCCGCATCGCTATCAAGGCCTCTAAGGCCGCAGCAAAAGCACGCACGCAGAAGGCTAACAAGCAAAAATCCAAACTGCGCAAGGGCACATTCACAAACTCGACCTAAGGGGAAAGCGGAATTGAACTGCCTGACTAACCCTACAGATCATGGGTCGAAAATCGATCGAACGATTTAAGAAGACGCTCCAATCTCGCCACCGTGAGCTGCGCAAAAGCATAGCTCAGACTCAACGGGAGTCACTGACTACGCAACATGAGTACGGCAAAGATGAGGGCGATCGTGCGAACACCTCTCTGGCAAGAGAAATAGATCTTGGCAAGAAATCCCGGGACCGAGCGCTGCTGAGTGCAGTCGACGTGGCACTAAAACGGATCACCGAGGGCAAGTTCGGCCAATGCCTCAACTGCGACCAGGAAATTAACGCCAAGCGTCTAGAAGCGATTCCGTGGGTTCGCTACTGCATCACGTGCCAGGAGTTGATTGACCGTGCAAAGTAAAAGAGCCGGGGAACGCTGGATCCACGGCGCCCCGGCTCTTTGGCCAATGTTCTCAGCCCACTTTGATTGCGGTTGCTAGACTTGGGTTGCCTTACCGTAGCGGATGGATTTGGTCCAATCTGTCGCTGCCGGCATTTCGATGGCGGGAGGGAAAAGCTAGCCCTAGGTTAACTGGGGAGGAAGCCTGGAAGCGTAACCCCGCTTCACGCGCGACGTACAAGCCACACAACCAGCAGAATCACAATTACTGTTCCGAGCACGCCCATACCTAACATAGTCCCTCCAGTCGAACGAACAGGGCAATGAAGTCACCCACACAGACATGTTAGGACTAGATTCCGACTCTCGTCTGAGCAAAACTGAACACTCTACAGTCGGGTCTCGCATCTCCTCACTGCTCTCTCGGGCCAGGGATCAGACTGCAGCCCAGCGGAATGCCATTTTCCCTCAGCTGCTGATATTGGGGTCAACGGGTATTCCCCACCGCTTGAGCAGCGACTCCGGGACGTAGTAACGGTGTTTGTTGCGCTCACACCACTGCTTTAGCTTTTCCGAGGTTGCGCACGTCTGCTCGTTCAACCCGAGCTTCCGGACCTGCTCTTCGAACGCCGTTGGAACGTTTGGGGTCGCCTCGATCCGCTTTCCCCAGTTCGGATTTCCGCGTCTGCGAGGCGCCTGCGAGATAGCGGGTGGTTTCGCCACGGGCACATCATACTCCGCCCGGCTTGAGCTCGATTCGCCCGGTAACTTGAGGGAAACCGCAAACCCCTCCATCTTCCATCGCTTACAAATTTCGGTGTCCTGGCCCGAGGACACCAACCCGCCGCCCTTGCTATCATCGCGGCAAGAACCCGGTGACGGCGCACCAAAGTCCCAACGCCGTAGGGTCCACAGGTTGCGCTCCTGGCCGGGCGCGCCTGCCACAAGACCGGGCCACGAGCAGGACACCACATGACGACGGAACCGAAATACCAGCTGTGGAAGGCAAAGCCGCCAGGCGAAGCCGAAAGCTATCACATCCTACCCGTCGGACACGCGGCCGCCGTCGCCTTTTCGGACTTCATGGAGAAAATGCCCTGGACGGCCGAAATGGAAGCGGAGCTCCTCGAAGCTCTGGAAAGAAGCAAGAAGCCCGATCGTCCATGAAGTTCGTCAACCTGCCGATCTACTCCGCCGACTGACCCACACTCTGGCGTGAGCGCTACGAAGAACGCGCCGCCATGATGGAATACGGAGCCAACTACCCTCGCGATGCCGCCGAGTTCAACGCGGAAGCCGACACCCGCTGGCAGCGGAATCAGCATGAGCGAAACCGCGCGGTCCGCGCTCGCTACTCCCAAACACAAAATGAAAGGCGTTTTTCTTTTTCGGTCTCCGCTCGACGCTCCGTCCTTAAAACACGTCCTCGCTACGTGTGGGATGAACCCCGTTGGTCGCGCTGAAGTCCTGCGAGAGTGCGGGCGTGCAATCCGACTACTTTTCAAAATTCGCCGTGACGTTAACGATTGAGTTCTCTCTAACCTCGACATTCGAGGTCCAATCCTTATAACCTTGCGTGACTAGCTGGATGGCGTGCTTACCGCGCGGCAACTTCAGAATCGCCGGCGCGTGACCATAGCCGACCGAATCGATAAATATTTCAGCCCCGTCTGGATCAGACGTCACGGAAACAGTCCCCACGTCGACGCTCAGCGGCGCGGCCGCTTTCTCCAGCGTCGTAGCCGAGGCAAGCGCCGGTTGAACCGACGTTTCGGGATCGCGCTTGGCAGCGGAGACTACAGGAGCAGGATGAGTCTCTGGTTGGGGTTTGGAGGGAGTCGATGGAAGGAGTGGACTTCCCCGCGTGGGTGAGACCGCGACAGCACCTTGAGCCGACCAATCAACGACTATTGCGTTGCAGGCGTCCTGAACAGAATTTCCCAAAGACCGGGTCGAGCGGCTTACGATTGCGTCTCCCTCCTTGTTGAAGACTGCAATCTTGTTCCGTCTGCGTAGATACCCTTTGCCGCCCTCGTGGTCCAGAACGACCACGTAATCGGCCTTTTCCTGTTTGTTGTTAACCAGGACCTGTTGGCAACGTTCCCCGAACGTTTTGATGATTTCTGCTGTTTGAGGCCTGGCTCCGCCTTGCGTATGGGCGGCAAATGTTCCACCAGAGCCAGCAGCAGAACCAACAATTTCCCATGACTCGCTGTCGGTGATAAACACTCTCGGCCGATTTTGTTCGCCGTGTACGGTGGGCTCGAAGCTGATCACAGAGACTGCGACATACAGTGCCACGAATGGAAAAGCAAACTCCCAATGCCAAGAACGGGCGCGATTCATGCATCCCTCCAAAACTTAGATTTTTCCGCGAAGTCTTGTGATGGGGCCCTGCTCGGTTGATAAGGGGGGAGACTGTCAGCTACCGAGCACGACAAGTCTGTTCCAACTCAGTTCTACTTGTCAATCTCCCGAGGACGACCCGATAATTTCTTTTTCCAGGTCTTCACAAAACGGGAAAAGTCATGCGAAGGGTGACTAATTATTTACCGCTCTGAAAAAAAGTGAGACGTGCGGCAAAAGTTGCTGTATAGTTACCCGTTGAAGGAACGCCGAGGGGAAGTTTCAAGATTTTCCCTCGATCCAAGTAAAGACAGGGGCGCTGCGCGACCCAGGTCTTTCGGGACTCTCTGAACTGAGAGCGGTTTCAACGGCACCGACAAGCTCCGTTGCACATCGCAGCTTCGCATCGGTACGTGTCTACGCACGACTTCACCAGCCTAAAGCTTCACGATTAAATAAAAACCTTTGCCACTGATGGCAACAAGTGCAGGCGGACGACTTTGCACCTGCGTCGGAGGTACGAATCATGATTGACTGGAAGGATCGCCGCAGAAAAATAGGCATGACGCAGTTCTTACTCGCCCAGGCATCCGGAATTTCGCGGATGAGATTATCGCAAGCCGAGACCGGTCAATTGTCGCTCACCGATAACGAGATTGCGGCGGTGCATCGAGCTTTGAGCGAGTATCTTGCCGCCAAGGCGAAGGAGTTTGGAATATTACTCTCTCAGGAGAGGCAGCAAGTCAGAACCGCCTAATAAATCGTCAAACTACGTGCGAGCCGTCGCCGGAAGCGACGGCTTTTTTTTCAGAAGCCGACGCTGAATGGCCGAAAACCGTTACCGCAAAATCGAAGTACGCATGTGGGGCGATGAGAAGTACCGCACCCTCTCACCTCTTCTGCCATCAGGTCAGGCCCTCTGGCTTTTCCTCCTTACCGGGCCACACACTGGTCCGATTCCAGGGTTGTTTCGTGCGGGTCGCGCTGCGCTGGCTGAGGAACTTGGATGGGCGCAGGAAGCCTTCGATAAAGCCTTCGCGGAAGTCTTTCAGTTAGGTATAGCGAAAGCCGATTGGAGAGCACGCGTCGTGTGGATCCCGAACGCCATAAAGTGCAACCTCCCCCAGTCACCGAATGTAGTCATCTCGTGGGCTTGTGAGTGGCACTTGATACCAGAGTGTGATCTGAAACGCGAAGCGTTCGAGACCATAAAGTCAGTGATTTACGGGGTTGGAGAGGAGTTCGGAAAGGCTTTCGACAAGACTTTTCAAAAGCCTTCAGTAAAGGCTTTGCCGAATCAGGAGCAGGAGCAGGAGCAGGAACAGGATATAAGTACTTTCCCGCAAACTGCGTTTGCGGATCATCGCGCGCTCGCCGTTGACACGAATAGATCAAAACCAACCGAAGCTCAGATCGAGCAGCTTTACAGCCTTTATCCTCGAAAGCGCGACAAGTTGGCAGCGAAGAAAGCCATCTGTAAAGCAGTGGGAATAGTAATTGCCGGGGACCATGATCACCCCGCTATGCCTCTCGAGGAGGCGCTCAACTACCTTGCCCAGCGGATCACACTCTACGCTCGATGTGTTCAGGGGTGCGATCCGGAGTTCATTCCCTATCCGGCGAGCTGGTTGAGCGCTGGATCCTTCTGGGATGACGAAGGGGATTGGAGAAGCGAAAGGAACGGAGTAGTCAATGGTAACGGCGCCGCAAAACTGCCCGCGAATTACGTTCCTGCCAGTGAGCGAATCCGCCAAGAGCGGAACGTGGCCAGGGGAGCGCATTGAGTACCCTCGACTACATCGATCGAGCGTTGCCCACGAACTTAGAAGCCGAACGGTCAGTGCTTGGCGCAATTTTGTTGGATGCGAAGGCTTACGACGAGGCCGCTGCCCTCGGACTCGCCGCGGGGGAGTTGTCCCTCGATTCCCACCGGCGCATTTATTTAGCAATGCAAGCGATCGCTGACACTGGCCGCCCTATCGACCTCGTGACCCTGTCAGAAGAGTTGTCGAGCCATCGGCAACTCGAGGCCGTTGGTGATTACGGTTACATCTCGGGGCTTCTAGACGGTGTTCCGGATCGACCGAGCATTCGGCACTACGTCAGGATCGTGCGCGAGAAAGCAATGCAACGCAGGCTCGTCCATGCGTGCCACTCGACCATCGGTGTGATCGGCGATGGTTGTTCATCGCAACAAGCGATCGAAGCACTGGGAGAAAACATTCTCCAAATCCAAACCGGTTCCGACGATGCTCCCGCGCAGCGTGTTGTTTCCTTTACAGACCAGGTTTACAACGAATGGGAAAAGCTTGCTGATGGCAGTGGAGACCTGATCGGTCTTACTACCAGCCTCGATTGCTTGGATCTGGCAACAACGGGGATTCGCAAGGGAGAGTTGTGGCTGGTAGGCGGCCGCACGGGAGACGGCAAAACCGCACTCTCGCTGCAGATCGCCGCAGCGAATTGCCGCAACGAAATTCCGGTCGCCATATTCTCGATCGAAATGGGCCAGGGTGATCTTCTGCAACGGCTCTGGTCACACGACGGGAAAATCCCGTTTCAGTGCATTCGCTACCCACGCCGGTTAGAGCCCGAAATGAGAACGCGCATCCGGCTCGCCATGGGTGACGTCGGGCAGTGGCCCTTGTTCGTGGTCGAAGACAGTTCCTTATCTATCCAGAAGCTCATCGCGAAAGCACGCCTGCTGATCCGGCGGGAGAAAGTGCAACTCTTGATAGTGGACTATGTGCAGTTGATCTCGGTGCCGGCCCGGGACGAGAAGGAACGTCTGACAAAAGTTTCGAATGCACTGCGTGCCCTAGCGAAAGACACCGGAGTTCCTGTGGTCGCGATCAGTCAATTATCACGGCCGAAAGATGGCAGCCTCAACGCTAGGCCAAACAAGTTTCATTTGAAAGAGTCCGGCTCGCAAGAGAACGACGCACACGTGATCATCCTGACGTACCGCCCAGTCGATGAGTTTGGGAATCCGTCCGGCGAGGATGAATTGATCATTGCGAAGCAACGACACGGCCCCGTGAGCAATGAGCTAGTTTATTTTGATTCCAAGACCTTAACTTTTCACGAGCGAACCAACCGATAGAGGAAGCAAACGAGGAGAAATTATGCCTACTGAATGGGGAGACGATGAGTCGAGCGGTCCAGACGCAGTCGACTACGAAGAACTGCGGCGGCAACTCATGGCGTCCGCAGGCAGTGGAGCGCCGCCGGTCTCTGGCGCTCCCGCTTCGCCAGAAAATCAACCCGCCCCCGCAACGATGGCCAGTTCGGGGCCACAGTCTGGTTCCGTGGGCGACATTATTGCGCGATCTGCACAGCCAGTTGAAGTGCGGTTGCCTAAAGTTTACCCACCTGCGGTGCGTAGTAGGCTCATGGCGTCCGCCGGCGACGCTGTTACTCCTGCTCCACTGCCGCCTGCTGGTACTGCTGTCGCACAGCCGGCTCCGGTAAGCGATCCAGCCAGCACTCCACAACCGCCCTCGGTCGGATCGATCATTGCGGGCGAAGGTGGTCCAAGGCCGCCGACTGCCGCCGTAAAAACCAGCCCCCTCCCTTCCGAAATTCCGCAGCCAGGAAACAACAATCTTCTCTCGTTAATTTCGCGACGCGCGCAAGCAGGTCAACCGATTAATCCGGCGGCGGTCGACCCGCAGACGGGCAAGCCGATGTACCGAATGGGACTCGGCCAGAGGCTTCTCGGAACCTTGGCTAATTTTGCAATGGGATTTGGTTCACGCGGGGGAGCAGAACCGATCTACGTTGGTCCTGGTGCCACCAACGCCCGCTTTGCACGCGACAAATCCCTACAGCAGGAGAACGTCTCTAACCTCGATACGGAAATTGGGAACACAGAAAAACTCAACACCGAGCAGCAGAATCTTTACAACGCGGCGATGAAGTCGGCGTATGAGACGCAGTTGGGAGAAGCACGAGAGAAGACGGCGGAGGCCGCTGAAGGTCGGGCGAACGCCGCTGGCGAGAACGCGGCGATTCGCGGCCAGTTAGTACAATCGCAAAACGATCTAAGAGAGGCACAGGCAAAGAAGGACCTCCAGCCCAAACAACCCAGTAACGAAGTCGAACTCGTCCAAGCGTACAACACGGAAGCCGATCCCAAGAAAAAGGCCGCACTCAAGGGAGCCATCGATCAACTTGCTGCACTGAAAGCTGCCGGGAAAGATACCTCCGCCGCCGATCTCGCAAAGATCATCGCCATCCAGAATCAAAAGTCCAACATGCTCGACCGTGTGGCCAAAGAGAAAGAATCGGAACGCGCCAGGCTCTACAAAGAAGCAGACAGCAACCTCAAATTGAAATACAACGCCGACGCTCTGGCGGCCGAGAGGCAGAAGATTGATGCGAACCTCGATGCAAAGTACGCGCCTCGGGAACAGCAAGCCAGCGATGAAGCCGATAAACTCCTGGGACTCACCAAGAAAGGTGGCGCGCTTCAATCGAAGTCGGGTAACACTCCCGCGAGTACACCGTCCCAACCCCCGCCCGCCGGCGCCATCCCCGCGAAGCCTACCACACCTCCGAAGCCTGGAAAGGTCTGGGTATACGACAAAAAGACGGGCACCCGCGGCCAGATTCCACAAAGCCAACTAAAACAGGCTACGCAGAGTGGCCAATACGGCACTTGGTAGATTCCCATGCCTGATACTGCCACCATCGACTTCGAGCCGGAATCTCAGCAAGTAGATTTTGAGCCCGAGCAGCCAGGCCCGCCAATGCCCTCGGTTGGCAGTCTGATTCAACAAACTCAACCGTGGACTTCGCGCGCTTCTGCTTCAGCGCAAATCGATCAAGCAATACGCCCGACACCATCGCCTGTCTTGCCACCGGCGCAGAATCGTCTCAGTATCGCGCCGCCGCATCAGGGAACGGCAACACAGGAGGTTGAGCGCCAAGCTGGACCGCCGCTGACTTTACAGCCGACCGCAAAGCCGACTCCGCTATCTCCACCGCCAGCCGTACAGAATCAAATCACTCCAGTTCCGCGCCCAGCAATCGGACAGCCGACGTTGCCGACAGGGGAGCCTGCCGAACCGAAGCAACGCGTCACACTTGTCTCGACCGGCTTCGGAGCGCCGGTTTGGATTGCGAATGATGGCAGCATCGAAGGCCGCGAAGAAGCTGCACGGTTGAATGCTTCCTCTAACGAAGCACTGCAGGGCGCAACCGGCGTATCGGGAATCCCGAAAGTCGCCAGCGGATTGAAGACGTTGGTTCCGACCGCAACACAGCCCTATCCTTCTGCGCGGACAGCCGAGTCTGCGGGTGCTGGGGTGCTAGGTGGATTGGGAGAGGTGGCACGCCCGGCCATGGTCGTAGGCGCAGCGGCTGCGCCGATTACTACCATTGAGGCGATCATTGGGAGTGTCGGTGCTCAGAAAGGCGCAGAGGTTGTCGCGGACAGACTTCATGCTTCGCCAGAAGCGAAAGCACTCATAGGAGAGGCAGCCGCAACAGTGGGTGCGATTGGTGGTGGAATCTCCGGTGCTGCCGATGAACGCGCACTTGCAAACTTCAAACCCATCGAGGACAGCCTAGCAACACTGCTCTGGAAGCGCGGATTTGTCGATGACGCCAAGGGCCAGCAGTTACGGATTACCTCTGAGGCGGATGCGCGCGCGGCCGCCCAAGCGATTCTAAAGAAGAATCCTGTCAGTTTCGGAGATGCCGTTCGCATCTGGCGCGAATCCAGAACGCAGCAACCGAGCACGCCAGTTGAAGGCGAGTACGTTGGACCAAAGCCAGTTGTCACCCAACCGCAATTGGGAACCGGACAGCCGCCCATCACTCGAGCGGAAGCCTCCGAATACTTAGAACGCACGAACTACGACCCCGACGCTGCGCGGGAACTGGCCTCCAGAGAACGAGCAGTGAAGCCGGTAACTCAACCTCCGGCACCGGCTCCAGTCGTCGCACCTTTTGCATCACGGCCTCAAATTCACGACGCTCGTACTCCCGCTGGGCCTGCCGCACAAACGCCCGAAATCGACTTTACTCCGGAGACCGAACTTGCCCGATCGGAAGGTCCCGCGAAGCCTGCCGCAGTATTACCTCAGCGTCCTGCTCAACAGATTGCTCCTGCCGGGAAGACTCAGGAAGTGGCAAAGCCAATTGCCACGCCTGCACCGCAGAGAGCCGAGCAAGTAGCGTCTGCGCCCAGCGAGCCACCGCCAGTTCATAAATTCGGCAACACCCAAGCCAATATCCCAGAAGGTTCGGAAGCCCATGAAGCTCTCGAAACCGCGCGGGCTCGTATCTCTGACTCCGACTTAGCCGGCCAGGGGAAGAACGTAGAAGGCAACCATGTCACCGTGCGTTACGGGATTCAAGGCGACGACACTGAAGGCATCAAGAAGTTCCTGTCCGAGCAGGCACCGTTCGAAGCCACTCTCGGAAAGACGGACGTATTCCCGCCCAGCAAGTCTTCCGATGGCGCCGCGGTAGTCATGGCGCCGATTGAAGCGCCCGAACTCCACCGATTGAATGATGAGATTCAAAGACATGGCGACTTCGCGAAGTCCACGCATCCAGATTTTCGGCCGCACGCCACTGTGGCTTACGTGAAGCCAGAAGCCGCCAACCGCTATAAAGGGATGTCGGTCACTGATAGTAAGAAGTTCACGATTGATTCGGTAGCTATCGTCCACAAAGACGGAACGACGGAAGTAGTCAAACTTACAGGAACAAAGGGTGGGGCAGATGCATCGGCATCGAAATCGTCTTCCGCTCATGCGGTTGAGTTCGAACCGGAAAACTGCAACCACTCAGGCGAGTGGCGCTCCTGCCTTGGCTGATGCCGTTTTCCAAAAGCTGAGAACTGGGGAATCCCTTGGCAACGTCACAGAGTTCAATAAACTGGCCGAACAACACTTCGGCTCATCGCGCGTCTCTGGCAAGTGGAGTCCGAAGGACGCCTTTGATGCTATGGAAGCAGGGGTCAACAAGTACCTCCTTCACATCGGCAAAGAGACCATGGCGCGGCCCGTGCCTGAAGCGCTGCAAGTGCTGCGCAATCTGATGAAAGGTGTCACGTCGCAAGGCGTACGCACCGAGGAGCAGATCAAGAATCAGCAGTTCTCGACACCACCTACTGAATCTTACGTCGCGGCGAAGGTCGCAGGGCTGAAACCCTCGGACGTTGTACTCGAACCATCCGCTGGCAACGGCGGTCTCGCAGTGTGGCCTAAGGCGATCGGCGCGGCAGTGCACGTCAATGAAATCGCGCCACGCCGACAGGAGATGCTGAAGGAAGTAGGCTTCGACAAACCGACCGCGCACGATGGCGAGATCATCAACTCGCTGCTCGATCGGAAGATCAAGCCGACCGTGGTTCTGATGAACCCCCCATTCTCCGCGAGCGCAATCAAGTCATACGAATCGAAGAATCGCAATCAGTACGGATTCAATCACGTCGACTCTGCGCTGCAACGGTTAGAGCCTGGCGGCAGGCTGGTTGCAATCCTTGGCGGTGGGCAGGCGAATGAGCCGAACGGGGGCGCCAGCCTGACAACCGGATCCTCCGGCCAATGGTTCGAGAGGATTGCCGAAAAATACAACGTGCGCGCCAACGTCCGGGTGCATGGCAAGGAGTACCAAAAATACGGCACCGCGTTCGCAACACGAATCATCGTAATTGACAAGGACGGCCCTACGCCGTCCCGCACCACCCCAGGCCAGATAAAGACTTGGGATTCAGTAAAACAAGGCAACGTCAACACGCTGGAAGAGGCGTATGATGCGCTCAAGGACGTTGCGGAGAGCAGACCCAATGTCGCCGAATCAAAACCCGCTACTGAACTTCGACGCTCAAGTAGCCCTCGGGAAAGTCAGCCCGCAGCTCGCGTGGCTGCAACTGGAGTCGCTAGTCAACCAAGCGATCGAAGTGGACTACGAGCAGAGCCAACAACTGGCGGAAGAATCGAACCTGCCAATCGACCTCATCAACCTGACCGAAATCTTGGCGGAAACCAACCCAGTGCGAGGAGTGAACGAGTTCCAGTACGCCAACCCGAAATTCGAACTGAAGAACATTCCCAAACAGAGCCCACTCGAAGCTCTGAAGGCAGTATTAAAAATGCTGACCGAGAGCGACCGCTATCAGGCACCGAAACAAGCGATGCAGCTCTAAGCCTCGGGCGTGAAGATTCTTCTCTAGTTCACAAAGAGGAAGAAGATTCCGCCGCCTACGTCGCGTACCGACCGACTCTGAAGGGTCCTGCGCACCCGGCAAACATCGTAGAGACACGCACGATGGCCACCGTGCCGCTGCCGAAAATTACTTACCAGCCATCCCTACCTGAGTCAGTTATCAAAGAGGGCAAGTTGTCTGCAGTGCAGCTTGAAGCCATCTCCATCGCTGGCCAGCAGAACTCGCTCACCTTGCCAAGCGGCGCACGCTCGACTGCGCTGATTGGAGACGGCACCGGTGTAGGCAAAGGCCGCATCGCAGCGGGCATTCTCTGGGACAACTTCCGCCAGGGTCGTAAACGATTGGTGTGGGTGTCAGAGAAGTGGGATCTTATGCAGGATGCTATTCGCGACCTGAATGGCATCGGTGCCACGGACCTCGCGAAGACTATAAAACCGTTCGGTAAGATCTCCGCGATCGATCCGATAGACCACCAAGGCATCCTGTTCACCACCTACGCACTGATCCGCTCTGCTGACAAGAAAGGGAACACCCGCGTCGGCCAGCTTGAGCACTGGATGCGTGGGCAGGACGAAGGTGACGGCGCGTACATCATCTACGACGAATCCCACAACCTCAAGAATGCCGTCGCAGCACAGGCGCAGCAAGTCTCTCAGATCGGCGCGGCCATCAAGAAACTGATGGAAAAGAATCCCAAGATTAGGTCAGCATCGCTTTCCGCGACAGCCGCAACCGATGTGATCAACCTAGGGTATCTTGATCGGCTTGGACTGTGGGGGCCGGGCACGCCGTTCCCTGAAGGATTCGGAGAATTTCAGGCGCAGATTGCCAGCGGCGGCATGTCCGCGATGGAGATGGTCGCGCGCGAGTTGAAGGCTCAGGGCAAGTATGTTTCGCGCACTCTAAGTTACAAGGGAGTTACCTATCAGGAAGTCGAGCACGTTCTTACGGACGAACAGAAGGCGCTCTACCGGACTGCAACCAAAGCGTGGGCCTCCGTAGTGCAGCAGGCAGAGGATACCATCAAGAACACCACCAATGGCGGCGCACTGGCAAAGTCTCGGTTTATGTCCCTGTTCTACGGCGCGCAGCTTCGTTTCTTCAATGTACTGCTCACAACGCTGAAGATTCCGACGGCGGTCGACGAGGCTAACAAAGCGCTGGAGGCTGGCAAGTCGGTGGTCATTTCCCTGGTCAACACGAACGAAGCAGCGCAGAACCGGGAAAAGAACCGAGATCGCGGCGGGGAAGACTCTGACGAAATTCCAGACTACGACTTTGGGCCCGGCGAAATGCTCAAGGATCTGGTTCGCGAGCATTACCCAATCCAGCAGTTTGTGGACGACGTGGACTCAGAAGGGCGCCCCATCAAAGTTCCTGCTTCCATCAAAGACGCGGATGGTCGCGACATTCCATTGACCAACCCGGAAGCCATCAAGGAACGAGACAAGCTGCTTGCCGAACTCGACCGCGATTTGAAGATGCCCGCGAACCCACTGGATATCCTCATTAACAGCTTAGGTGGCCCGAAAAACGTAGCAGAGCTCACCGGCCGCAAAGAACGCTACGATGAAGCCTCTGGCAAGTTTGTTCCCCGCGGCGACCCGAACGTAAAGCGCGACGAAATTAATCTCTCCGAGATGCGAGCGTTCCAAGCAGGCAAGAAAAGGGTGGCGATTCTATCCTCCGCGGCGGGTACCGGTATCTCCCTTCACGCTGGTAACGACGTCGCCAACCAACAAAAGCGCCGCCACATCACTCTACAGGTGGGATGGAGTGCGGACAAAGCCATGCAGATGCTAGGTCGCACTCACCGTTCGAACGAAGCGCACCAGCCCGAGTATGCGATGCTGACCTCCGATCTTGGCGGGGAGAAGCGTTTCACGTCGACGCTGGCGAAGAGAATGGGTTCACTCGGCGCCCTCTCGAAAGGGCAGAGCAACGCCAATGCTGGGACGGACCTGATGGAGAAGGTCAACTTCGAAAGTCCCGAGGGGCAGAAGGCGACCAATGCTTTCTACAACGCGATGCTTGCGAATCGGTCGATTCCGGGGACCAAGCTGGCCGGCATGCAAGTTCTCACCGACCTGCGTGTACTGAAGACAGACACGACAACTGGGGCTAAGACCGTTCCACCCGCTGATCGTACCAACGTCACTCGGCTTTTGAACCGGCTCCTGGCGCTCGACCCGGATAATCAGAACTCCGTCTACAACTACTTCTATGACATCTTCCAGGCGGTCGTGCAGCAGGCGGTAGAAGATGGCACGCTCGACACAGGAGTCAAAACACTGCCAGGGGATGAGTTCTCCGTGAAAGAGGAGCGCTCCATCTCGCACGACCCGAAAACAAACGCGGAAACCTTCTACTATCCGATTGACGCGCAAGTCAGAACCAACCGCGTGTCTCTGAAAGACCTCAACAGAATCCTGAAGACGAACGAGGCAAAGAACCCGGCCTTCATGCGCAACAAGGCAGGCGAAGTCCTACTGAGGATGGATGCCAGTCCCATTATCCACGCGGACGGACGCAGCACGGATGCGTTCTACCTGGTTGCGCCGGGACAGGGGAATGCCATAAAGGTGCCGCATCAACGTTTGTCTGGATGGGAAGCTGTCACCGAAAAGGCAGCAGACGAAGTTACTGAGATCCAGAACCGTCTTGCGCGCGCAGAGAGCGAACTCGATTACTCCGTGAGAACCGCAGAGCGTTACCCGGGGCAGTCATGGGCCCAGAACCGGGTTGAGCAAGCGCGAGAGAGCATCGACGAATTGCGCAAGGATCTTGAGAAATCTCAAGACCTCGCCAAAGACCCCGAAGCCTGGGCAAAAGAACAGTGGGAGCAGCAGTACAATCAAGCCCCAGCGCACACCACTGTAGAACATCACCTTATCGGGGGCGCCGTCATGCGCTGGTGGAACGCCATCCATGAAGCCTCGCCGGCGCTGAATATCTACACGACCGTCGATAGTAAGAGCGGGAAACGAGTGGTCGGTGTCGACATCCCCAGCGGAGAAATTCGCAGCCTGCTCTCCCGGATTACTGGTGGTGGGAGCACGGTCAACGCGAGCCAACTGCAAACCGACGTGCTCAAGAACGGATTGAGTTACACGCTCGAGAAGAACATCCAAGTACGCCAGGGACGCATAAACCGCCAGCCAGTGGTGCAGTTTATTCCACCGAATCAGGATGTGGCGAACAACCTGAAGCGCCTGGGACTGCTTTACGAAAAAGGCATCCAGCCGATCTACTACCTGCCAAACGCCGAGGGGCGGCAGGAGCGGGACCGCGTAGGCGGCATCTTGGAGAAGATTCTCGGAGAGTACCCGGTCAAAGAGAGTGGAGGCGGAAACATAGAGTTCGAACCGGAAGGAATAGTTAGCCGGCTTGCCCACGAAGAAAGTGGCACCGCTACCCCGGCTGCGTTGAATCCGGCCCGCATCACCAGGATCTACAAAGACTTTATCGACGAGTTCATCGACAAAAAGCTAGACCTCGGGGACAAGTATCGACGCGTAGCGGATCACGATCCGGTCATTGCAAAGATGTTGAAGGAAAAGGATAACGCCCCGCGCTACTTCCACGACAAAGCAGAGAGCAACGTCGAGCAGGTAATCAGGGGTTTGAACGAGCACCAGGTTCGCCTCGCCGCGATGCTGTCCGACTCTGACGCCCGCGAACATCTCGAGGAACACTATCCGGATCAATACGACGAAGGCCGCGAAGATCCTGCCGTCATGGATGCCGTCAACCGCTTCAAGCGATACCAGGACCAACTCGCGGCAATTCGCATCAAACTGGGCTGGCATGTTCGGCGTGACCTATCGACGTTCGAGGATGAGGCCGGTAGGTGGTCTGTGCTCGATCGCAATGGCGAAGAGGTTGATTCCTTCGACTCCCAGAAGGATGCCCAGGATTACGTGGAAGCAAATGGCAACATTCTTGATCACCTGAAGCGCACGTACCCAGAGCATTTGCGTGAGCCCCTAATGGGGAGGACCGATGAAAGTCCAAGCCTGGGCGCATCTCATGGTGGCATCCGGCCCCCGCGACCCGACAGGAAGCAGCGGCTTGCGACCGCGGATTATTTTTACGCGCATGGCGCAAAGGACTTCTCCGGTTACGTCAAGAGCTACACGCAGGCCTATCACGCTGCTTTAAACCAAAAGATCTTCGACTCGCTCACCGGCGAAGCAACCAAGTGGAGGGAAGGCACTGCGAAGCCGCCACAGATCGAATACCGCGGCACAACTTATTACAGCCCTGAAGTCGCCAAGTCGATGAAACTGGCGAAGCCAGCGAACCGTCCTAAAGAGATTCTGGAGTACCGCGCCTACGATCCAGCCAAAGACGATAAGGCCATGATCAGAGACTTCGAAAATGGCTGGAGCACAATGACTACAGGCCGCCCGGGAATCAGCCCCAGCGATCGCTATCTCGCTCCGAAGGAAGTAGTCGACGCCCTCGAACACTACGACATGACGCGCGGCCAGCAGGAGAACGATTCCATCCGGCGATTCTTTCAGGACCAGATTGTTGGCTTATTCGGTCCCAACATTCACGTCCTCAACATCATGCGTCGCCTGTCGCACGTGGTCGGCTCTGGCCCATGGGACCCGCGTGTCTGGCCCTACTACCAGAAGCTTTTCTTCAGCAAAGAACTACGCGATCGTATGGCTGAAGGTCTCGCCGACGATGCGATTGATGCGCTCTCGAAGTGGGGAACATATACGAACACTCGGGACATCGGCAGCCTGCACACCTATGTTCTCGGGAACATGAACCCGGCGAATTGGGTGCGCCAGACGGTCGGTAAGTTCTCCAAGGGTGTCCTATTTGATCCGAAATTTATGGGTGGGTTCGGCGGCCTCGACCAAAAGAGCCGCGTTCTCGCCTACGATTTCCTGCGCGACAGAGCAGGCATGGGCGAGGAAGAAGCCTCAAAGAATGTCGAAGACGGATTCGGCAACTACAATAAGTCGAATTGGACGGAGCGGATGAAGCGCTGGGCGCGAGCGCTGCTATTTCCAGGTTGGGATTTTTCAAGTCTTAAATGGTTCCTGCGGCACCCCATCAAAACAGCACTGTATCCTGCGCTGGTCACGTTGGGCGCCAACCTAGCGCTGAATGCCGCCGGGAAGAACAAAGATGGCGACAAGTACGACTTCGCCTACCTCCACTATGGGGACCGCAAATTACGCACCGGACTGGTCACCGAATCTCTGGCACTGCACATCGCCACGCCGGTATTCGAAGCAGCAAAAGCAGCACTTGAGGGAGGCGACGCTCAGGATGTCGCACGTGCTGCATGGTCTGGAGCGCTTCGCGGCGGCGGTGGACTAGCTGGCGTGCTTCGTCCAGAGATTCAAGCTGCGGCGGAATTACTCTCGAACCGCCAGTATCTTGGCGGCACCAAGGAAATCTGGAAGCCCGAGGACGCAGCAGTCCCTGGCAAGGTAGCGCCAACGCGCCAGCTTGATAAGGCGCTTGCCTTCAGCGCAGTAAAAGCCCTTCCCGCAGTGAGTCGGTTCCTTGATGCCAGTTACGACAATGTGGACCTAGCCACCGGAGTTGGCAGCATCGTCGGAGTAACGAACTACAAGTCCGGTGCGGAAGAACGATTAAAAGCGAATGTGGCGAAGTCTATGGGCTATTCTCAGACTCTTTCCGCTCTGGCTGAACGCGAGCCTGAAGCGGCACAGAAGTTCGTAGCGGATCCAAACAAGGCTGTTTACCTGCTCTTTCACAACGACCTCGATGAGATCGCGAAAGACTTGAAGAATTTGGACACAGAAAGCGAGCGCGTGAAGATGGCGGGCGACCTGTCGCAGAAAGAGCGCAAGGACACGCTGAAGTCGATGGAGGATGCGCGCAAGCAAATCCTGATCAGCGCAGACGCGCTAAATGACGCTCTCGACTCGGCTAGGCTCCAAATGAAGAACGGAAAATGAGCACACTCCCCCGGCTCGATTTGAGCACAACTGAGGAACGTAAAAGGAACAACTGAGGAACGTAAAAGGAACGTAAATGATGAGTTGGGGGAAAAGGCGCCAGGCATGTCAAGCCAGTCAGCCTGAACCCTTCGAAATTAGCCTATTATTGGGCCGTTCAAGGCATGTGGGATGCCACCCCACCGTTGAACGGTACAAAACGGCAAATGGCGCGGACTTGAACGATGTCTAGACGGTGTTCATCCAAGAATAAAGAAGGACAGCGCTGTCGTGCGTGGGCAGTCACCGGAAAAAAGCAGTGCGCCTTGCATTCCGACCCAGACCGGGCTTCGAAGATGGGCGCCAAGCATGGCCGCAAAGCTGCCCCACCGATCGATCCGCAAGAAGCGACACCAGGGTCTCAAAAGGAAGTCGACATCCCGAAAACCGCCGAACAGGTGCGAGACGTTCTGGCAGAAACGATAGTGCAGATCCGCGGGTGCAAGGTGGATACGAAGACCGCAAACGCGTTGGCATACGTAGCCTCCAGTTTGCTGCGCGCTATTGAGGTGTCGGAACTAGAACCTCGACTGAAGGCGCTGGAAGCGGTCACACCACGTTCTAGGTGACAACCGATGGCATCCTTCAAGGGTCGAATCGAGGTGCTCGAAAAGGAATATCTGTTCAGCGAATGGTTGCGCTGCGAACGCTTCCTCGACAGTCTGACTGACAAGCAATTGGAGGACCTTGCGGTCCATGGCCGCCTGCCAGAGCCACTGCCAGGGCCTCTGCCGCAGGGCGCGAGCCGAGTAGACGGTCTGGATCACAAGACACTCATAAAACTCTGGAAGGACAGCGAACTACGGATGTCGCAGTTTCATCAGCGAAGCCACGAGGACCAAGAGTTTTTCTGTCTTCACGGGCACTGGCCAGGGGAGGCATGCACGCTGGATTGCCCAGAGGTTCGGCGGCAGAGAGGCACGGCACAATGACGAAAAGTATGGGTCCAAAAACGCAAAGAAGACAACAAACATTTCCAACCGTTTACGACCTGCTGTGCAAGTGGAACAAACAACACCAGACCCTGCTAGTAGAGATTGGAGTCGGAATCGTGACGCAGGCTTACCGCGGGATTCTTGATGAAGTCGCATCGGGTAACTTTCTCGCTCATCTCAAGGGGTCACGATCACTTCTTGTGCTGGACGGCGAGTGGCAGAGGTACGCGAAGATCGAGAGGTGGGACGGCAAACATAGTGTTGTGGTATCCCGAAAAAGACCTAACTCGGCCTGGATGCGGTTGTCCGACGACCCGGGTGAGCGTGAATCCGAACTTCGCGCTGAGCCAACGGAGGTCGACATCCAAGCCGCGTTGCGCCAGCTCACGCTATGGGCACAAAATCATGTCCAGGTCATCTACAGGAGTGGGACTGAGATAAGCGACGTAAGCTTCCCCGCGTGGTTGGTCGGACCCGGGGATTGCGACAGTTTCTTAGTTGCAGACAATCCCGTAGGCAGAGTGTCCCGCATAGCGGGGCAGATTTTGGTTCGCTCAGCTAACTACGTGCGCGTTCTCCGAGAAGAAAGCCACACGACCGTTTTCTTTCGAAGTGAAAACGGGAACGTTTGCATGGTCGAGGATGTGAGTGGTTCTCCAGAGGACCAACTCATGCAGCTCCGGTCGTTGTCTAAATTGCGAAACTGAGTTATTTCCTTCCGCGCGGGTGGGTCGTGTGCCGAAAAGGTCTTGGAAGCGGCCAGCGCCGATCTTGCTGGATCAACGACTTAGCGTCGCGACTTTCGCCCCAATTTCAAGTACCCAAAAACATATGATTTCGGAACGGCCACAACCCGAATGGCTGGATCTCAAAGCCCTGCAAGCGTACGCGTGTGTCTCAGAGCGAACTCTTCGCGAGTGGATCCATCGCTCGACGAATCCCCTGCCGGCCGCTCGCGTTGGGACGAAGATTTTGATTCGCAGAAGCACTTTTGATCAATGGCTGGAAAATCACAGGCTGAAAACGGCTGACGTTGCCTGTATTGTGGACGAACTCGTAGCTGGAGTCATGGGAACGAACTGATGGGCGTGAAGATTAAAAAGCGCGGCGCCAAGTGGTACGTGTACGTGAACTACCACGGACGACGCAAGAACCGGTGCGTTGGCACCCGCGAAGCCGCGGAAAAGGTGCGACGCGAGATTGAGGCGCGCCTCGCCCTCGGCGACGTTGCCTTTCTGAATGATCCAGAACGCCAGTCCCCAACGTTCGGTGCCTACGCAGACCGGTGGCTGAAGGATTATGCGCAAGTCGAGTGTAAGACGTCGACCGCGGAAGGCTATGAGGGAGTGCTTCGGCAGTACCTTCGACCTCGGTTCGGAACAAAACGGCTGACCGACATCAAACGCGACGATGTCAAGTCGATGATGAACGGTTTGATTGCCCAGGAGCTGTCGCGCAACACGATCCGCAACGCTCTGTGCGTGATTCGAGGAATATTCAACTACGCAATCGAGGAAGGAGTGCTTGAATCGAATCCTGCTGCGCGTCTAGGGCGGTTTACCCGTACAGCGAAGGGCGAAGAGACTAAGGGTGTCGCGTTGACGCCAGTGGAAGCACATCAGTTCGTCGAAGCCGCGAAGGTGGTCTGTCCTGATTACGAGGCGCTGTTCCTGACTGCCCTGCGCGCGGGTCTTCGCCGCGGCGAGCTGGTCGCCCTGCAGTTTGGAGACATCCAGTTCGGCAGGGATGACGAGGATCCCAACCGCTTCATGATCGTGCAACACAACTACGTGCGACGTGAGCACACGACTACGAAAAGCAAAAAGAGCCGGCGCGTCGACCTTTCACGAGAACTGCGGCGCGTGCTCGTCGAAGTACGGGACAAGCGGTTGCTGGAAGCTTTCCTCAAGGGAAAGAATGACGTTTCGGACGAGTTGGTATTCCCCTCGCCAGATGGCTCGATCCTCGACCCCGACAATCTGTACCACCGGTTCTTTCTGCCGGTGCTCACCAAGGCAGGCATCCGCAAGATCCGGCTTCACGATCTGCGGCATACGTTTGGGTCTCTGCTGATTCAAAGCGGAGCCTCGATCGTGTACGTGAAAGAGCAGATGGGGCACAGCTCTATCCAGGTAACAGTCGACACTTACGGTCACCTGATTCCGGGCGCGAACGTATCTTTCGTGGACAAGTTGGACGAACTGCCAAAGCAGGAAGACAAAACAACTCCGCACCAATCCGCACCTGGGACGCACCAAGCACAAAACGAGGTAGAGCCAGAACTCGCAGAAGTTACTGATTTAATTGGTGGCGGCGCGTGGACTCGAACCACGGACCTACGGATTATGAGACCGTCGCTCTAGCCACCTGAGCTACGCCGCCACGGTATTACAAACACAACATTTTCAATAACTTCTGAGTGACTCCGACGACACGGCACGTTCGTGCTGTCGCATTCTGTCCCATTTTCCCATACCATACCTGCATGACGACTCGACATCAGACAGGGAACATTTGCGAGAGACATGGGGCCTTCCACCTCCGATATTACGTGACCGAGATGCGGGACGGCAAGCTTACGCGAGTCCTGCGCTCGCAGAAGCTATGCAACAAAGACAGCAAGGACCACAGGTATCCCACCTCGAAGGCCGTGAAGCTCATCGCGGACGGCATCCTCGCCAAGGTGAACACAGAGGTCCAGCCGACCGGCGACGACATCAAGATCGCGGACTTCTGGACCGGCCAATACTTGCCTTACTGTGAGACAGACTACCGAGGTCACGGAATGCGGCCTAGCTCGGTCAGGGGCTTCAAACAGCTCTGGAGGCAACACCTGGAGCCACACTTCGGCGACGTGACGCTCAGGGCCTACACCAGCGCTATGGCACGCCGGTTCCTTGCATCCATCAAGACGAAACAGGTGAAGAACACGCTCCGTCACATCCGGGGACTCGCATCCGCGATGTTCAGCGAAGCCGTCCAGCGTGACCTGTGTCCCGCGAATCCGTGGGCCGGTGTGAAGATTCCGAAGGACTGCAAGGAGAGCAAGCCGAAAGGTTGGTACACACAGGAGCAGGTCGAGAACATGATCTCGGCTTTAGTTGCGAATCCCGAGATGCAAGCCGTGATTGCTATCACCTGTTGGCTCGGCCTCCGGCCTGGAGAATGCAACGCGCTGCGATGGGAGGACATCTCGAAAGGTGTCGTGCATGTGCGCCGCAATGTCGTGCGCGGCATCGTCGGCAAGCCGAAGACTGATGAGTCGATCCGCGACATCCCAATCGTGAAGCGGGTGAAGAAGCCGCTCGCGGTGTGGTGGGATAAGAGTGGACGACCCGCAGAAGGTTGGGTGTTCCCGAGCACAGGTGTACTGACAGACGACCGCTGCGCTGAAGAGATGAAGCATCTCGCCGGTGGACCGGCACCGCTCGATCTACACAACGCTCTCAATCGCATCGTAATTCCCGCGCTCCGCAAGAAGGGCTTGGCGTGGGGTGGACTTTACAACGGGCGACGCGGCGCGATCACGATGGTCATCGAAAACACGAACGGCAACTACGCGGTTGCTCAGGCTCTCGCCGGTCACAAGTCGATGACCACAACGCTCGCCGAGTACAAACAGACCATCACCAAGAAGGGATTCGCGGACGGCATGAAACAGTACGAGCGGAAGATGCTTAAGGGCTGAAGTGGGTCCGTGACGCCTCCTAACAAAAGTATTCAAACTCGTGGGATGTCGAGTTTGAATTTTTAATGTCGTGTGTTGGCCGAGCGCGACCAAGAGCGCCGGTTCAGTTGACCGTGAGCGCCTTTTCTCCACAGTGTTCATGCGGGTCCGGGAAGCCCGTCGCACGGCTGTCGCACGACGGCGCGAGAATCGCATCAAAAGTGTTTACTCTTTGGTACTGTTAAAAATTTGACACACGGTGCATCATGGTGCAGGGTGACGGAAAAACCGGATTGTCAGATCGTCAACACAGAGGGTCCTGTGTGATCCTGACGAACTGACGGCCTGACGAACTGAGCCTTTTTGAGTGTTTTTCAGCAAATATAAACCTTACTATATTCTTTTCTTTCTGAAAGTTACGTTTTCACAACGTCAGTTCGTCAGTTCGTCATGGTGGCACAGGACACACCGTATTGACGATCTGACCTCGATTTCTCGTGTCATTAAAATAGTTTACTATGTAGTAACCCGCTGTTTATGACCTCACACAAGAATATTTGTTGACAGTCATAAACCCTCATGTTTTACTCGAAGAACGTTAGCTCGGCGAGCGTCACATCAGTTGACCCGTCTGGAGGCCAAAAGGCCGGGAACGCAGCTAATGCACTCGGGCAGGGAAACATGGATTTGGACCTCCTGCCGTAAGTCTCTCAAGCCTTGATTGATCGCAAGGCGCGAGAATCCAACAAAGGTACGATCAGGTCGCCGCTCAAGCGACTGAGCACCCACCAAGGGACTGACATCGAGCAGGGAGTTCTACGCCTCGATGTCGAAATCACCACAACTCGAAAAGTCTCATCCCGCCTCTGTGACCTCAGCGCGAGGCTCGAAGATCGCGCTCGCGAGTGTCGTCGCCAGTCCCTTTAGAGACTTCACCATCAACCCGCTCGATGAGAACCGGATCGTAAAGCTCGTCGAGTCCATCGAGACAACCGGCTTCTGGAAGAACATCATCGTCCGCGAGAACTCGAAGGGACAATTCGAGATCGTGTTCGGTCATCATCGCCTCGAAGCTCTTCGCCGCAAGTACGGAAAAAACGAGGAGTTCGACTTCAACGTTGTGAAACTGTCGGACGCGGAAGTTCTTCAGCGGATGTCCCGCGATCACGATGATGCTTATGGTCACGGCTTCGAGTTCACGATGGAGATCGTGAAGGCCACGGTCAACGCCATCGCGAGCGGAGAGATCAAGCTCGAAATTCCATCCAACTCCAACGCTATTCGCGTCGCTCCCGGCTTCGTGAGAGGAGCAAACCGGGATTCCCGGTTTGCCTACAACATGCTCTCTGTGGCGCGGTTCTTGGGTCGCACTTGCAAGAACGACAAGGAATCGAATGATGATGTCCGCGCCGCTTTCGCTTTCCTCGAACTCGTCGAACTGAAAGTGTGGGAGTACAGCCGTCTCGAATCCTACCGTGACAAGCGATCAGGCCGAATCGTCGTTCAGTCCATCCTCGATGACTACGCGAAGTCAGCCACGAGACACGCGCACAAGACGGAGCTTCAGAAGGAAGAAGCAAAACGCGTCGAGGCCGACAACACGCAGGCTTTGATCGAACGCCAGAAGCGCGAACAGAAGGCCGCCGAATACCTCAAAGAGCTTCAGAAAAAACAGCAACAGAAGCTCGCGCCGAAGCAAGAGGAGAAGGTCAAGGAACAGATCAAAGAGGCGAAGGCCGAGGTCAAGGACGCCAGTCGTCAGGTCACTCGCACGAAGGACGCGATAGCGAGGCGGAAAGAGATCGAGGCCGAGCAGAAGCGGAAGGATGAGGAACAGAAAGCTCGCCGCGCCGAGGAAGACCGGGTTCGGTGGGTGAACAGTGTCGTCACTCAGGGAAACAAAACATTCGACCGCTTTTGCATGGTGCGAAACAACTTCCTCGGCCTCTCAAAGGCAGAACGCCGACACGCACAGATCACAGCCTCGGACAAGAAGAAGCTCATCGCGTCTCTTGATGGCATCTGTGATCGCGTCCGCGAAACAATCGCCGCGTTGAAAGACGCGCCGGTCATCGAGCCTCAAAGGAGCGGTCGATGATCGAACTGAAAGTCGATAGCGTACCGCCGATCTTCCGCACTCGGCGGTACGTGGTGACGAAGATCGTTATCAACGACAAAGGTCAGGCAACGAAGCCTCCGACCTCTGTGGTCACCGGCAAGCTTCACGACTGTTGGAAGTACACGCCGGATGTCCTCGTCTCGCTCGAAGAAGCCATCGCGTTCGCGAATGAGAAGGGATACGACTTCGTCGGCTACAACCTCGCCGGAGGTTCCGTCCTTTGCGTCGATCTCGACAATTGCTTTCAGCCGAACGGCGAGCTGAAGTTGTGGGCGCGGGTTTTCGTTGATACCTGGAAGGGCTTCATCTTCTACGCGGAACGATCACCCGGAGTCACGCATCACGGCCTTCACCTATGGGTTCGAGTCGATCAGAAGGTCCTCGGCGCGTTCGCGGAGCGGATGGCCGGTGCAGGCAAAAAGAAAGTCGTGAAGAACGTCGGAGCCGATCACGAGAAGATCGAGCTGTTTTGGTCCAACTACGTCACCGTCACCGGAGTTGCGTGGGGTGAGTTTGACGGTGGGATTCTCGATAGAACGGGACTCGAAAAGCTGTACACCTCGGTCGCGGGAAAAGATCAGGCGGTTGAGGTCGCCGGGAAGCGCGGCAAGTCGGCTTATAGCCATCTCACACTCGCGGACATGATAGCGAAGCCTGAGTCCGAGTTTCCTGACCCGAGTTCAGCCGTCGCCTCGTTGCTCGTGAAAAGCGCCCTCAAGAACTCCTGTGATCCCGAAAAAATGGAGGCCGATTTCAAACAATCAAAGCTGTACACAGAGGGGAAGTGGGGACCGAGCGGCGAGAACAAGTGGGAACGCCGCAAACATGAGGAACTAGCGAACGCGATTGAAGAGGCGCGGAAGGTTCCACCCCGTGAGAGTCAGTCGCGCTCTCCCGAGGTCAGCTCTCTGGTGATGCCCGATCCCCTCTGGACACTGCGAATGCCGGAGCGGTGGTGTTGGAAGCCGGTCCTCAGAGAAGCGGGGATGCTCAACCTCAGCGGTGAGTCGTCACAAGGAAAATCTCCACTCACCATCGACCTCTGCGCTCGCATGTCGAAGCTTCCAGGACACGACGGATATGGGACGTGGCCGGATGGTCAGAAGATGCGGAATTTTCCTCTGCATTCGATCATGCTCAACAACGAAGACGATTTACAGGACACCATCCTTCCGCGTTTCGACCTCGCCGGTGGATGCGACCTGTTCTTCCACCCGATCACCGGAGTGCAGGTATCGAAAGACGACAAGACGCATCAGCGAATGCTCGCCCTGAAGGAAGACATCGCGCTCATCTGTGCCGAAGCGCGGAAGCTCGCGCCGCACCTCGGCCTGATCGTGATTGACCCGATCACGAATTACCTCGGGAAGCTGAAGATGAATGCGGAAGAGGATGTCCGCGAAGCTTTGATGCCGCTGGTGATGCTCGCACAGGAGCTTCGCTTCAATGTCCTCACCGTGTCTCACCTGAACAAAGGTGAGAGTCAGGACCCGATGTCCCGCGTTATGGGTGCGCGTGCTTTTGTCGGCGTGGCGCGAAGCGCGTGGCAATGTTCCGATGATCCCAATCTCCAGGGCCACTACGCTCACATCATGGCTCCGATCCGTGGACCGAAGGGACACGAATCCTTCCGCTATCACACCGAAGTTGTGAACGTCGAGATCGAACGAGAGATGAGCGAGGTCATCAAGATCGTTTGGGATGGGATGACGAAGGCGACCGCGTCGCAAGCACTCAATCCTGACTCGCGCAAAAACCTCGGCCTGATACAGAAGGCCGCTCCTGTGTTGAGGGCATTCCTCGAAAGTGGAGCGAAGGCCGCGACCGAATGTCAGTCCTTTATGAAGGAGGGCGATCTTGACATCTCGATGTGTGCGGACCGGGTGAGAGCTGCCGCTGGTGTTCGCTCTTTTCAGAAGGGCCGTAAGTGGTATTGGGGAATCGCTGGAAACGAAAACATGTTTGAGAAATTTGAGGCGCGAAAAACACACGACGCGCCGGAATACTGAGGTGATGTATGTCAGATGAACAGAGCTTGAAGTTTGAAGAATCTATTCTCCGGCTTCGCTTGCGGTTGATGAAGACCACGCGTCTTCATCGCAATCAAGTGAAGTATTCCTGCCAATGGGCAAACGATGAAGAGTTTCAGAACTTGCTCGATTACATCGTCGCTCAAGGTATCGCGACACGCGAGATCGGATCATACGGTGGTGAGTGGTACAGGAGTGTGAGCCGTGGGTGAGATTCTAACCGTCGATGAACTCGCGTCTCTGCTGAAGATGAACCGCCGTCAGATTTATTCCATGACGGAGTCGAGGACTCGTGCAAAACAAAAGCATCCGCTTCCATTCGTTCGCGTCAACGGGAATCTAAGATTCGACAAGGTCGCTGTCACGGAGTGGTGGAAGAAACTTCAGGAGGCGCGATGAAAAAGCAACCGAAGCGCGACGCTCGCCGACGACAGGTCGTCGAGGAGATCAAGAATGGAACTCCGAAAACCGAGATTGCCGAGAAGTTAAAGGTCTCTCGCTGGACACTGTGGCGTGATCTGTCGGCGCTCGACGATCTCTTCGTGCTGGAGAACTCGGAGGAGATCAAAGAGCTAAAGCGCCGGGTCGGTCGCGCTTTGCTCGAATCAGCCGACAACGTTCTCACCGGTGATCTAGCTCCTGATCGGGCCAACGCGTGGCGTGCGATCATGTCCGACTTCTCTGAGCTGTTCGGATTGAACGCACCAAAGAAAACGGAATCACTCAGCGTCAACGTCGAGGCCGATCCACAGAAGCTCGGACCGTATCAGTGGTTCTGCTTCATCTCCCGCGACCTGAGCTTCGAGGAGATCAAGGGTCCCATCGCCGAAGTGTGCGAGCGGCTTCGCGCCGGAAAGAAACCGGAGCCGATGCCGCAACCGCCGAAGGATTCCCCACTGTGGCATCCCGCGCCGAAGGAGTTGTTGCCGTGAAATTTCTCGACTTCTGTTCGACCGTTCATCCCGAGTTCGTCTTCGATTTTCCGCATCGCACGATGGCTTATGAACTCGAAGGTGTGGCTCGCGGCGAGTACGACGCTGCGATTGCCGTCCCACCCGGAACCGGGAAGACACAGATGGTGATGATCGACTTCGCCGCGTGGCTTTTACACGAGAACCCGCGCCGTCACATTATCGAACTCGCGAACAGCGACTCGCTCGCACGGCTGTCTTCGGGGAACGTGTTGCGGACCTTGCAGCATCCCGATCTGCCGCGCCTGGAATTCACGAAGGCAACCGAGAGTCAGTTCACCATCGCCGGGGGGGATGGACGACCGAGCTTGCACGCGGCGGGAATCATGGGACAGGTCACCGGCCAACGAGCCAACTTTCTCCTCGTCGATGACCCACTGAAAAACATCAGCGAGGCGTACAGCGAGACGATCCGCGAGCGCGTGTGGCAAAACTTTCTCGCCGCCGCTGAGACGCGGCTTCTTCCGAACGGAAGGATCGTCGTCATTCATACGCGATGGCACCTGGACGATCTCATCGGACGTTTGCTCGCTCGCGCCCGTGGCAACAAGAAATCACGGCAGTTCCGTTATCTGTGTCTCGCGGCTATCAACACAGATGGGAGATCGAGCTATATCGAGGACACCAGAATATGATTACTTACTTCGACCCATACCCGAGCCTGTTCGCGATCCCCGGTCAACCGTGGTCGTTCAGCGCGGAACAATTTGAGGGCAAGCGAGCAGACCTCGGGATGCACTTCTCACCGCTCTATCAGCAGAACCCGCTCGACCGCGCTCACCAGATGTTCCCACCCGGTGATTTTCAGATCATCGACACGCTCAACGTCGATCAGGTCATGCTCATCGTGTCGCCGTGGGACACCGGCTCGAAGACGGAAGCCGCGAACGACGAGAGCTGTAACGTCCCTATCGCGGCGATGGCGGATGGCTCGTTCCTCGTGCTCGATTGTTTCTCCGGCAAGTTCGGCATGGACACGTTGCCACAGATCGTCGTCGAGCGGCTCCGAGTGCAGGCTCGAACCTTTCGCAACGTTCCGTTGTGCGTCGTTGAGGACGCCGGGTCCGGTATCGGCCTCATTCAATTCCTTGAGCGGCAAGGAATCCCGGTTGGAAAGGCCGTGCCAGTCAAGTCGAAGCCGATCCGCGCCATGAGTGTGCAGCCTTACACGGCGGCTCGCTCTGTGTCGTTGCTAAAGGGCGAGTGGAACGAGCAGTTCATCACAGATATGGCGAACTTCCCCGTCTCGCCGCGAGATCACTCGGTCGATGCGTTCGTTCACGGGATGCGAGCGCTCACCGCGACCGGCACCGCGAACGATTTTCGTAAACCGAACTTCAAATTCCGACCCGGCAACGCCGATGAGACTCCAGCGGGATTCTGGAGCTTGGGAAGCGGGGACCTCGGCGTCGGTGAAATGGATGAAGACTGCTCGCTCAACGACTTCCTTCGTGGCGAGCCAAAACTTTCGGGAGGCTTCTGATGGACAACCTTGACACAAGAATCAAAGCGGCTGCTGAGGCACTTCACGAAGCTGGTCGGCAACAAGCGATCAGTCGCCGTCACCGTAGAGACCGAGAGTCCGAGACACGCCTCGCCTTCGATCAGATGATGGAGCGCGTCTTGCTGCATTTCCCGTTGCCGAAGCGTGAGAGATACTCGTCGCCCAAGGAGTTTGAAAAACATTTCCTCGCGGCCATGCAACATCGCCTTCAGCTCGTTATCACGATCCTCTCCGAGTCGAACGACGGTGATGATGTGAATCCTTACGAGAACACGAGGTTGACCTTCTGATGATGACAAAACGAAAACGCGAACACGCGGCGAGGATGCGAGCGCGGCGCGGCGTGCGTCCGTGGGATCACACGAACCAGGACGAAGCCGAGCGTTTCATCGTGCACATGCGACGAATGTTCGAGAGAGGTTGTTCTGACGAGTTCATCGCAAACGCGCTCTCACTCAACATGCCGCTCGTGCAAGTCCTACGGAATAAGCGAGATACACAGGGTTAACTACAGAGAAAAGTTCTGTGGGATTCTGAACATGGCGACCCGGTCAGGCCGGGTCCCTAAAAGGTTTGGTCGCCTCTAAACCCGGCCTACCGTCAAAAAGGAGATTTTATGCAATCAGTAACAGAACAGTTTTCGGAGTTAAGAACAGCGGCGATTGCCAGTGGGAAGATCACCGCGACGCAGATCATCGAGGCCACGAAGGGCATCGTGACCGATGAACAGCGGTTGAGCGTGCTTAAAGAGATGGCCGAGGAACATAAGGTCCCGCTTCCCGAGAGCGTTTCGGAAAAGATCGCACATCTGACGGAAAAGATCGTTACCAGCGGTAAGGTCACCGCCGTCCAGATCAATGAGTCGATGAAGAATTGCTCGACCGAAAGCGAGAGATTGGAGGCGCTCCAGTCGTTCGCCATCGCGAAGAAAATCGGCGTGACACGCGTCGAGCGCAAGAACGGAGCGGCAATGAATGAATCGGCGGCTCCAGTCCGGCCAACGAAGGAAGAGCGCATCGCGAGCTACGCGAGAAAAATGAAAGTCAGTTTCCGCGAAGCCGCTCTGTTTCTGGGTTATAAGGACATCGGACCGAAGGCCAACGAGTCAAACTCGGTCATCGAAGCTCGCGCCGAGCGTTGGAGAAAGTATTGCGGCGTCATCAGCGAGGCCGATGTTCGGAGCCTCGCGGAGAAGGGATTGGAACCGGTCTAACCATGCCGTGGTTGAGAACACAAACCGAGTTCGAGATGGAGGATGAAGATGTCATTCTACCCTCCGAAAGTTTTGCGATGGTCAGTGACCCGCGCAACGGCCAACCGGGAGCCGCGATCCCGGCAAAGTTTCAGGTCACTGTTCGCCGCGTGCAACACCCTGCTATGGACCGGATGTCGCAAGCCGAGGCCCATCATAAAAATCGTGCTGACCGATGTCAGCCGGGAACGTCGTTAGGATCGAGTGAGATCATCCCGGCAAGGATTGACGCTGTGTCGCGCCAGTGAAGAGTTGAAGTCGCGACCCTCGCCGTGGAACGGTGCTACGTGGGGCAGCCTTTTCCTCAACTGTTGGGGCTGCCCTCCTTACATAAGGTGACCTATGAACTTCAGACCATTCAAAACGATTCGCCAGTACAAACAGCTCGCCCAGGCGCTCAACACGATCATCGGTCAATTGAAGGCGATCAACGCTCAACAGCAAGAGATCATTGCTCTGAACGAGGCGACGATCAAATCGCAAGCCGCGACGGTCACGGCGCTTGAGACGCGGACCACAGAGATAACGCCGATGCCTCTCCCCACTGTGGAGGCCGTCGAAGGTCTGTGTGCGGCGTTCTTCGATGCGGAGTCGGTCATCATCGCTCGGGAAGCTCTTGATCTGACGCGGAACCTCGCGCCGGTCGGACCACAGGATGTGAAGGCGACGAACCTGTGTCTGATGAAGCTGTGGCGTCACTACGCGATGCGGAAGGTCGAAGAGGCCGCGAAACAGGACGTACTCTAGCCTCACCGTTTCAGAGAAACGCGCTCATATCGCTTCTAATGCGAAAGGATTTCCCATGCCAGACACATCAACAGCCGGAATCAACGTCGGAGATGCCGTCGTAAATTTCGTTGGCGACATGACTCAGCTCGACGCGGGTGTCGATAAGCTGAACGCTCGTATCGAGAGCGGGATGAGCCGCGCCTCCGTGAACGTCAATCAATTTGGTAGTGCTCTCGACGACGCCGGTCAGAAGGCGGATGACGCCGCTGATGAGGTCGATCAGTCGATGAAGAAGTCCACAGGCTCCATCCGTGAAGCTCGCGGCGAGACGATGCTCCTCGGTGAAGCCTTCGGCGTTCACCTTCCCCGCGAGGTTCGGACATTTGTTGCTGAGATGCCGGGTGTCAATCAAGCTCTCAACGCGGCCTTCAGCGCGACTGCTGTCTTCTTCCTGATCGAGGCCTTGGTCCAAGGAACGGAGAAGCTCGCGGATTGGATTAGCAGCGTAGCAATTTTCACTTCAGCGATGAAGGAGTCTGATGCCGCGATTGCCACGATGAACAAGACTCTCGAACAGGATGCAACCGACTTCGAGAAAGCACAGAAGGCCTTGAACGACTTCGGGAAGTCGGCCTCTGAACTCGCCGGTGAGCGGGTGAAAACATTGGGTGTGGAGCGGGATGCACTGGAGTCGAAGTTTGCACAGGAAGAAGCGCAACTAAAGGCGATGGGCGGTGACTATAAGACCTACGGCAAGACGATTGACGAGGTCGGAGGTCAGGTTCAGGAGACGTTCCACAAGCTGCAAGCGGTTAGAGCGGAGCTTGCTCTTGCGATGAAGGAGGCTGCTGCCGAAGACGAGAAGGACGCGAAGAAGTCCGCTGATGAGTGGGAGAAAGCGGCTGACACTCGGGTGAGAGTTTCACAGCACGCCCTCGACGTTGTGGCATCGAATGCAGCGCTAGAAGATAAGGCGGTGACGAACTCCATCAAAGTGCAAGAGGCTGAGTACGCCTCCCTCGGGGCCACTGTGGAAAAGGTCACTCCGGGTTTCGTTTCCGACTTCCAAAAGATGATCGAAGCACAGATGAAGGCGCGGGACGCGGCTCACTTCTTCGGACAGGAAACCCGAGGCGAGCTGCAAGAGGCGCTCGATCTCGCAGTCAAGAAGTTTATTGACCTGAAGAATGGCGGGGAAGCAACTACGGCGCAACTCGAAGCAGCCGGTCAAGCCGTCATAAAGCTTCGCGTCGAACTGAACAACTTCGGAGCGGCCAATCCAGTTGCAAGCGTCAACACCGATCTGATGAAGATGGTTTTGAACCTCGACACCGCCGAGAAAGCCGCCACTGTGTTCGGTTCCGAATTGAATGAGGCGTTCATCAAAGCCGCGACCGGCTCCGAGAGTTGGTCGAAGGCGATGGAAAAATCAGCCGGTAGTGCCTTGAGTTCGCTGTCACAGTGGTGTACCGCGAACGCGATGGCACAGCTCGCACAGGGGTTGTCATGGGCCGCGAACCCGGTGACCGCGAGCTTGGCTCCAGGTGCGTTTGAAGCGGCTGCGGAGTGGGAAGCGGCGGCGCTCGCGACCGGCATCGCCGGTGCTGCTATCGCGGGTTCAACCTCGGGTGGGGGCGGTGGAGGAAGTTACAGCGGAACAGGGACATCAGGTAACGTCACCTCGGGAGGTGGCGCGGCTCCAGGCCCCGCATCCACCGTGACAAAGCTATCGGGTGGAGGTCTCATCAATCAACAGACGCTTGCAATGATTGGTGACTCGGCATCAGGCGGAAATGCTTCGGAGGCTGTTCTTCCTTTGGAGAACGATGAGGTAATGGGTCGCCTAGCCGATGCGGTCGTATCGAGAATGGGTGGAGGAGTGGGTCCAGGCGGCTCGTCACACACCTTCAACGGGTCGTTCTTCGGACAGCTCCGTCACTCCGATCTGAAGCGACTAACACGCCAGATCAATCAAGCTGTGAACAAGGGGACCGCGACGCTCAAATCCACACAGACAGGGCGGGTCATCAAGAGGTCGGCTTAACGGTGACGTGCTTTAAGACTTGGTACCCTGAAGTGCGTCCACCGTGGTCGTGAGATTTTCCTTCACGATGATATTGTTTCCGTCGATCAACATGATCTGAGTTCCACCCACAAGTTCTCGAATGGCGACGACGTGATCAGGGTTGATGTACACGATAGCAGTCTGTTTGTTCGGCTTGGCTTCATTCAAACGTACAAATCTCATTGTTTCCTCCTGAGTCAGATTGTCATGGACCCACAGATCAAGTCCAGCGGAACGCACACAAAATAAAAAGCCGCGACCCGAAGATCGCGGCTCTTCCAACACATTGCGGGTCACGAAGCGCGGGTCAGCCTAGCGGCGTAAACCGCTTCCATCTCTTCAGAGCCGGGTAGTTTCTTCATCGGGATGTGAGCCGTGATGCTGAAGACCATAGCTCGAAGCCACGCCGGAAACGATTCGAGTTTCAGTTTCAGGATCGCACAGATGACGACGAGATATGAGTACCGTTGCCACACCGCTAAGATGTCAGGCGCGTCGCAACGGAGCTGAATCAGGTCCATGCCGATAGCGCACCCCGGATGCTCTTGAAACAGCTCCCACAGGGTCGTCAGGTGCCTCGCCGCAATAGATGGAACGTGTGATGTCTTCAT